ACTAGAAGTTATCTGTAGGAATCGTGCTGCTGGATCTATTGTTCGTGAAACAACTTTAGTAGAGGGTGCTCCACTACCACAACCGATTGTTGAGTTCTTTTTGAAGGATGATAGTAAGCATGACCCTCTACTGACACCAGACCGTGTGCGTCTGATGGGATATGATCCAGAACCTTTCATTGAGATGACACTCCGTATCAATGATTTCCTTCGTCAAATGTTCTACATCATGGGTATTGATCTTGTAGATTTTAAAGTTGAGTATGGATACACTGCTCATGGAGAGTTGTTACTTGCAGATGAAATCAGTCCTGATAGTATGAGACTATGGAAGATCGGTAGTGATGAAAGATTTGATAAAGACCTATTCCGAAAAGATGAAGGTGATATTGTTCCTGCCTATCGTGAGATCCTTGACCGACTGCAACCACTTGCAATCCAATGAAACCTCTTGAAGTTCATGTAATTTGCCCCTGGTGTGGTGGTAAAGTATGTGATAAGTGTCATAATGGTTGGGAGTGTAATAGGTATGCTGATGAGTTTTATCCTCACACTAATACACCTAACCCAAGTTATGGCAAATACTGTCCAAAATGCGATAGATTTGGAGAATTGACAAAATGAAACACAAAATCCCTGATGAGATTAGAAAGAACTGCTTTGATTGTTTCAAGAGTTTGAATGCTGCTGAGAGAGCAGTTGTTATGTATGGTGAGGATGAGTATCGTAAGTCATTAGATCTTGAGAATGATGATGCTCCCTGCTGGAGGATTCCAAGTAAGGAATCATCAACCTTTGTTGGTTGGAATCCAATGTGTATCCCCACGATGGATTACATAGTATGGAAACTAAAACGTCGTGAACAAATTGCGAAAGGAGAAATTCATTAATGGACTATAAAACTTCTGGTGTTGACATTATTAAAGGTCGATCTTTCGTGGAGTATCTAAAGGTATTGGCACCTAAGATTGGTGGGTTCAGTGGAATGATGGAAGTCCCATCAGGATATGAAAATCCAGTACTAGTATCTGGTGCTGATGGTGTCGGAACTAAAATGAATATCTGTGGGATTGCTGATGATTACAACACTATTGGTCAAGATCTCGTTGCTATGTGCGTCAATGACGTTATATGTTCTGGTGCTAAACCATTATATTTTTTAGATTATGTCTCTGCTAAATCACTTGATGCTAATGTCAGTGACATTGTATATGGAATTAACGTTGGTTGTACAATGGCTGGAATGGAATTGATAGGTGGAGAAACTGCAGAACATTACAGACAAAATGATTATGATGTTGCTGGTTTCTGTACTGGTATTGTAGAGAAGAATGATGTTATTAATGGTAGTAACATCCGAGCAGGTGATGTAGTCATTGGTATTGAGAGTAGTGGTCTTCACAGTAATGGATACACACTCATCAATGATATGTTGTGGAGACATAAGATTTTCTACAAGGATATGCCTGAGTTGCTGAGACCTACTACCATCTATGCTCGTCTCATTCAGCACCTATTGGATGAAGTTCCTATCCTAGGTATGGCACATATTACGGGAGGGGGACTGCCCGAAAACCTTCCACGATGCCTTCCAATGGGTCTTACAGTTGATGTTGATTATGATGCTTGGGAACGACCAGAACTCTTTAACAAGATCCAGGAAGCGGGAGACATTGCAGAGGAAGAAATGAGAAATGTATTCAATCTTGGTATTGGATTCTGTTTAGTTGTCCCACAAGAGGTAGTAGAACATACTCAAACTTTGATCGCTGATACTCCTTTTGGTATGAGATCTTGGGTTATTGGAGAAGTAAAATGAAAGACAAAATTGACACACAGGGTATGAGTCTTCCTGGTAAATCAAAGAAACCAAGTAGTTATGAACCGATGCCAGTAAAAATCCGTACAATCTTCACACCACAAGAACGTATGGAGTTGAAGCAGATTATAAATGAAGCACTTGATGAGAGGGAGAAATCATGAAACATCGTGACAACTATTATGTCAAGTTTGATGATGATGAACTGCGACAGATCTTGAAAGAGATTAGTAATGAAGAAGTGAAAGTAAGAATAAGAAGTGCATTGGGGGAGACTGTTGATCCCATAGATAAGTTCCATGCAACTATCGCATATTATAATAATGAAATTTAAAGCACTAGTATTTGTCCGACTGAGATCACAGGTGGATGACTCTCCTGGCAATGCTGTGAGAGACGCCTGCAAGAGATTGTCTGAATTAGACATCAAAAAACTTAGACTTGGTAAGGTGATTGATGTTTGGTTAGAAGCAGAGACCAGAGAGTATGCTGAGAAGGAACTTGAAATGCTATCTGATAGATTTCTTGCCAACACAGTCATGGAAGACTGGGACTATGAATTGACTGAGATTGAAGACTTTCCTAAAGGTATTGAATAATGGATGATTTTAACACACCAGGATCTAATAAGAGTTTGATGAATGATGATTTCAAAAAACATGTAGTTCAAATTCAACTAGATAATATTGTGAAGGTATTAGATGCTAAAGTAGAACGTTGTCATGTCTATAATAGTGACAATCGAGATGAAGTATATAATCAAATCACCATTACTTACAAAGAAGACACATGCAAGCAGTAATTTATAGTAACGGTAGTCAAGAATGTGAACGAGCTGGTATGCTCTTGAAAAGTATTCACGAAGATTTCCATGAATACTTTTTGGATGAAGACTTTACAGATAAACAGTTTCATGCAGAGTTTGGTAGTAATGCAGAGTATCCACAAATCTCAATTGGACTGAAGCATCGTGGTGGTCTTAAGGAAACCTTGAATTATCTAAACAAATATAACTACAAGTGTTCGTGTTAATACCAAGACACTTGACTAAATAATGTATGAGGTCTATAATAAGACCTGACGTTCATCCCACTCTTGGGTGGGACGCAAGTAAGTCGCGGAACGGAGTCGTTCATCCCATGCTAGAACTATTATTCTATACAACACTCTCATGCACTCAAACTGATGCTATCGTGCTGAAGATTGAGAACAATGCTAATCTTAGCAATCAAGTTAAGATTGAGTTAGTAGAAACCTTAAAGGATTCTGCGCCAGAATGCCAGTGGTATTGGGACGCACACGACTGAAGGAACGGGGATTAAAACCCTAACTTCAGGAGACTGACAAATGAACACGCTTAACCTGATTCGTAAGCAGATTCAAAAAGCATCTGCGCTACATGACGCACAAGTTCTTCACACTACATACCGTGGTGTTGAGTATGATACACGTTGTGTAGAATCAAAAGAGACTCACGGTACATTCTGTTATCGTGGTAAACTTTACGCCAAGTGAAGTTATGGAAGCACTACAAATCGCTGGGAGTATATCCCTCGTAAGTATTACGTTTCTATCTTTGATATACGGAGAACTAATTTTGCTCAATAAATGATAAGGGGGGTTGCAAAACCCTCTTTTTTTGTGTATAATTACTTTTGTGTACGTTTACTTTCATGGACAAAGAAAAACTGAAACTAATCGTAAAAAACTTAGAGTCACTTGTTGAGTGCCTTAAAAGTGAACTATATTCGGATACAGAGTCATATCTAGAGTATGATAAAATTGTAGAGCATATCACTGACTATGATGAAGTATTTTATGATAATGAGGAATATTCAGACTAATGTATGAAGATCTAAATTGTTTTGAGGAGGCACTCAAACATTTCGGAACTAGAGTTGAATTGACAATTGCTCTAGAGATGGGAAGAAAACTATCTGCCGAAGATGCCTACAAAACTATCAAGGAAGAACTCAAGGTGCTTAAAGAATGCCGCAAACAATTCAAAAACAAGAAACATGAATAATGCAAAACTTATATCAGTAACACCTGATGCAGAACAGCACATGGCATATTGTGCGAGAGTAAGTAATCCGAAGAACCAAGATAACGAAAAGTTTGATGGACTGTTGAAGTACTGTATCAAGCATCAGCATTGGTCTATCTTTGAGCAAGCATTTATGACACTGGAAATCTATACTACCAGAGGACTCGCAGCTCAAGTACTCCGACATCGTTCTTTCACATATCAAGAATTTTCGCAACGCTATGCTGATTCTTCCTTGTTAGGTTTCGATAAGATTCCTCTGCCTGCTCTGCGTCGGCAAGATACTAAGAACCGCCAGAACTCTATTGACGATCTAGATGCATTTGATCTTCAGAACCTGGAACTCCAGATGCAGACTCTGTTTGATTCTTCTATGGCATTGTATAAGCAAATGCTTGACCGAGGAGTCGCGAAGGAGTGTGCCCGTTTTGTGCTTCCCCTGGCCGTTCCAACAAAAATGTACATGACCGGATCAGTTCGTTCATGGATTCATTATATCGATTTGCGTTCTGCTAATGGAACTCAGAAAGAGCATATGGATATTGCAAATTCTGCTAAAGAAATCTTCTGTGAACAGTTTCCTGTTGTTGCTACTGCTCTCGAATGGGTTTCCTAAATATTGACATGACACTCATTTAAACTATGCCAACTTACAGATTTGAAAATACGGAAACGGGTGAAATATTTGAGAAGTGGATGTATATGGCAGAGAAAGATCCATATCTGAAAGAGAATCCACTTCTTAAACCACTTCTTCCAACACAAATGAATGTTGGAGAGGTTGGAGATTGGGCTAACAAACTTATCAAACAAAAACCTGGTTGGAATGAAGTTCTAACAAGGGCATCTAAGATGCCAGGAGCAAATGTAAAGCCTATTACCTGATTTTATGCCACGTAAAAAAGTAGATAATCCAGTACCTTTTGGGATGAGTAACAAACATATGAAAAGAAAAAAACCAATCAATCTTGATTATATAAAAAAGATTGAACCTCTTACGAAAAACCAAGAAGAACTTTTTCGTTGCTATAAACTGGATCAAAACTTAGTTGCATATGGTGCAGCAGGAACAGGAAAGACTTTTATTACCCTCTATAACGCTCTTAAAGATGTTCTGGGTGATCGTAGTCCCTATGATAAGATCTACATCGTTAGGTCCCTTGTAGCTACCCGTGAGATTGGTTTCCTACCTGGTGATCATGAGGATAAGTCTTCCCTTTACCAGATTCCATATAAGAATATGGTAAAGTATATGTTTGAAATGCCAGACGATAGTGCATTTGAAATGCTCTATGGCAACTTGAAGACTCAAGGAACTATTTCTTTCTGGTCCACATCATTTATTCGTGGCACTACACTTGATAATGCTATCATCCTGGTTGATGAGTTCCAAAACTTGAACTTTCACGAACTTGATAGTATTATTACTCGTGTAGGTGAGAACACTAAGATTATGTTCTGTGGTGATGCCACTCAATCTGACCTTACTAAACAGAATGAAAAGAATGGTATTGCTGACTTTATGAAAATCTTAAGAGTAATGCCATCATTTGATATTATTGAATTTGGTCTTGAGGATATTGTCCGTTCAGGTCTCTGTAAAGAATACCTTGTTGCAAAAAATGAATTAGGTCTTTGATGTTTAACCATATTGATTTGAATATTCCTTCATTGGATCGCGAAACCATTGACGGGGTTCGTTATTATAAAGTTCCAGGAGAAGATGGACTAAAGAGGTTAGTTTCTATCACTTCAGTTACTTCTCATTTTAATAAAGAAAAGTTTGCTGCATGGCGTAAGAGAGTTGGTGAAGAAAAAGCCAATAACATCACTCGTAAAGCAACAAGTCGTGGTACAGATATGCATACTCTTTCTGAGTATTATCTGAAAAACAAAGAACTGCCTACAGTACAACCTATTTCAGAGCATTTGTTTAAGATTGCTAAACCTACTCTGAATCGTATAAATAATATTCATGTATTAGAAGGTTCTCTTTTCAGTCAATACTTAGGTATTGCAGGTACGGTTGACTGTATCGCTGAATTTGATGGAGAACTTTCAATCATTGATTTCAAGACTTCAAAGCAACCTAAACCACGCGAATGGATTGATGGTTATTTTGTTCAGTGCTGTGCATATGCATGTATGCTTCATGAACTGACTAATATTCCTGTCAAAAAGTTTGTGATTATTATGGCATGTGAAAATGGTGAGGTAGAAGTTTATGAAGAGTATGATAAGGCAAAATATATTAAGTTGCTTACGCAATATATCAAGAAGTTTGTAGATGATAAGTTAAAACAATATTCTTGACATTAAGATAAATTATTTGTATAATATTATGAGACTTGAGTATAAGAATTTGCACATTACAGTTCTAGGGACCATGGAGAATGAATTAGAAAAAGTATTGGAAAGTAAATTCTTTTGCAAGTCTCGCTTTGCTCAAGAGATAGAAGAACTTGTTCGTGATAATTCTAATATGAATTATATTGATGCAATAGTTCACTTCTGCGAGCAAAATAATATTGAGTTAGACTCCGTACCAAAACTAATATCAAAACCATTGAAGGAAAAGATTAAGTATCAAGCAATGGAGTTAAACTTTCTTAAGCGGACCTCCAGAGCAAAATTGGTCTTTTAATCCATTTTTGGTCGAAAAAAATTCCGGCAAAAATTTTACGCGATTACCTTTTTTATAATGGCACCTTTTGAAACTTATAAAACATATCTTGCTCTAAAGAATCACTTCACTAAGAGCACATATGATTATCATAAGTACAATAAAAAAACCAGAGCAAGTCTCCAGTCATTTTACAAACGTAAGGATAGATTCTGGTTTGAAAAAGTATCAAGACAAAAGACAGAAAAAGAAGTAGAGCACTTTTTCGTTTCTAATTTCATTACCTGTAGCGACCCACAGACGTTATGGATTGGTGAGATTATTAGGAATGGTGAAGGTAACTATAGAGAGTGGCAGAAAAAAATTCAGTCACTCTCTTATATTTTTAAAGGAGAAGTAGAATCAGTTTTTACTGATGTAAACTTTGATTCTTTATTTCATATAGAGGGTTCTAGACATCCAATGATATTAAAGATGTATCTTCGAGGTAATATATCTTTGGAAACAATGATTATATTAGATAGAATTCTTGGATATAAAAGAAAATTTGACAAGAAATTAGATGATCCAGTGTGGCAACTGACATCTATGAAAATGACCAAATATGGTCCTTTTCTAAATACCGATGTATTTCGTTTTAAGAAAATTCTTAAGCAAGTAGTTTTAGGGGAAAGATGAGTTTTTTTGATTCAGAAGTTGTCCGTGCAGAGATGACTGAAATTTCTGAACTTCAAGAGGAAGTTTACAAAAGTGTATTTGATTTTCCTCGTATGAACAAAGAAGAGAAAATACATCATGTTATAATGTTAGAGCGTTTGCTGAATAAGCAAAAAATTCTCTACACCCGTATGAGTCTCTCTGATGACCCAGAAGCAAAGGAAATGAAAAAGAGAATGTGCGATTCTGCTTCTATGATGGGGTTACCCCCTGACATTGATATGAACGTCATCTTTAAGAATATGTCTAATCTTCTAGAAAATATGCGTGAACAGATTGACAAAACAGGTACAGACCTGTAGAATAACGAAGTCCAAACAGACCAAATCCAAACAAACCGAGATAATCCAAATGTCTTTTGCAAATCTTAAAAAACAGTCTCAACTTGGTTCTCTGACCGACAAACTGGTCAAGCAAGTTGAAAAGATGAATAATAATGGCGGTGGAGGCGCTGATGAGCGTTTCTGGAAACCTGAAATGGATAAGACTGGCAATGGTTATGCAGTCATTCGTTTCCTGCCCGCACCTGATAGTGAAGATCTTCCCTGGGTGAAGATGTATTCCCATGCCTTCCAAGGACCTGGTGGTTGGTATATTGAGAACTCTCTGACCACTCTGGGACAGAAAGACCCTGTTTCTGAACACAACCGTGAACTGTGGAACAGTGGTATTGATGCAGATAAAGAGACTGTTCGTAAACAAAAGCGTAAACTGTCTTATTACACAAACATCTATGTTGTGCGTGACCCTGCTCATCCTGAGAACGAAGGTCGTGTCTTCTTGTATAAGTTTGGTAAGAAAATCTTTGACAAGATTCTTGCTGCTATGCAACCTGAGTTTGAAGATGAAGAACCTATCAACCCCTTTGATTTCTGGAGCGGTGCTAATTTCAAACTGAAACTGAAGAAAGTTGCAGGATATTGGAACTATGACTCTTCTGAGTTTGATCGTGTCAAACCTCTCCTGGACGATGATGATGCACTGGAATCTCTTTGGAAGAAAGAGTATTCTCTGAGCACTCTCGTTGCTGAAGACCAGTTCAAGTCTTATGATGATCTGAACAAGCGTCTGAAGTATGTCCTAGGTCAGAAGTCTGCTCCATCTACTGTTCGTGAACAAGAAGAACAGTATTCTAGTTTTGAGCAAAGTACTCCTACCCGTGAAGAGAACGTAATGCAAGAACTGGAGAA